ATGGTCAATTTTTTTACACATCACTCTCTTCTTTTTTTGTTGCTTCCCCTTGGTGGGTGGAAAGTCATCGAACAACTTGAACGTCTAGGTGGTATTCATTAGCATCATCGCCTGATTCAAAATCGTCCTCTTTCTCCGTTTCCTTTTCCTCGCGCGGTTTTTTCGATGCCTTTTGTTTTTTTCGCATCATTTCCAGGACCTTGGCGGTCACCTGTCGTATTTCTTCATCGTTTAGATCCCTTAGTTCCTTTCGTTTTTTCTCTTTTTCGGCATCCTTTGCATGTCCCATCGCGAGCAGCGTTTCGACAGTCAGCTTTGTAATCTGTTGATCGGCCATTTTTTTTGTTTTTTTTTTTGCTTTTGAGAACGTGTTTTTTGTTTCTTTTTTATCTCAAAAAAAGTTTTATAGTCTTTTCCCTCGAATTAAAAAAAAAACGTGTTTCTTGTATAAATTAAGAAAATATAAAAGCAAAAAAAAGAGAGAGACTTTTTTTTTGGAGAGAACGGAAAAATGCAAGGCAGCAAGAGAAAAAGGTCAGAAGAAGGAAAAGTCGGAGAAAGTCAAGACCTAGGTTTCATCCTGGAAGAAAAGGAAGGAGATTTATTCTCTTGTCCAACTTCAGCTTCTCTAGCTCATTGCGTGAGTCAGGACTTTATGATGGGGAAGGGGATTGCTCTCACGTTTAGACTCAAATTTGGCGGAGTAGGCAAACTGAGAAAACAGTTGAAACAGATCGGTCAAGCGGCATTGCTATATCTATCAGGAGAAGAGAGATACGTGTACTATTTGGTGACAAAGGAACTGTATTGGAATAAACCGAGGTTGGATTCTCTGGAAAAGGCGCTGATAGACATGAGAATACATGCCATCGGACATTCTGTGAACCACATCTGCATGCCGAGGATAGGTTGCGGACTCGACAAACTACAATGGTCGGATGTCAAGAATATATTGCGTAGAGTATTTTGCCAATCTGGAATCACGATTAGCATCTACGTTCCGATCGAAAAGAAAACTTTTGCAAGGCTGTAAAAGAGCGAAAAATAAAAAAAGATTTTGCACAAAGTATATCATTCTATCGCCCTCTCTCGAGAAAAGAAGAGCATTTGAAAAAAAAAAGATTTTCCTGATCGAAGAGAGAGAGAGATGACGTCGCTGTTTAAAAAACTGTACACGGAGTTAGAGAATTCGATAGGCACGTTTTCTAATCCTCCTCCTCCTAAATGGAATTATGCCTCTACGAAACATTATCAAGAAGAGGAAGACGGAGAAGATGACGACGACGACCTGGAAGAAGTTTCCGTCGATAGAGAGCCTTCGGATCAAGAGAAGAATTTCATGTTCCTCATGCAGAAGAAGGAAATCTTTAGTCCAGAGGATATGGACACGTTTAATATCGCCCTTCTTGATAAGGTGTACAATAGTGGGAAGTTTGGACTCAGCCTCATGGAGTTGGACAGAGCGTTCGTTCCAGGTTTTTTTTTTCAAAAAAAAAGTTTATTAAAACTGTTTCTTTTCGTTTTCTCTCTTCCACACCTCCTGTGACAATTGAACAAAAAAAGGAAGAGCAAGCGAAAAGCTGAGATCGATCAAAGCTACCCTAGTCTGTTCGGAAAAGAGGACAGAAATCTCGGACAAACAGATCAAGCGACATGTCATGGGGATGCTCGAAAAGACATCGAAACTCAAAGACTTGAACGAGACGTGGATCATTGGATTCAAGATCCTCTCTCTTCGATCAAACATCCCAGATAGCTTGCAGCTCTGGTTGGATATACCTGGAGCAGGTGTAGTGTTTTTTCTATATAGAAAAACAACACCTGGTTTTAAAAAAAACTAACGTTTTTTTTTGAGCAGATTGGAACACGTGGAGTTGTATGACAGAGAGCACGATCGACAACAAGATTTGGTACAATTTCAGCCCAACAGATATGGGAGGCTGCATACTTTTAGAAAAGATTCCAATGTACAAGAATGGTCTAGACCGATCCAAACTGTGGGCCATCTACATTGCAGGAAAATCAAAGGATTATTTCTATCAATACAGGAAAATGATGGAGGGTGACGATTCTCACGTCCTTTGGGTAAAGAATCTAGAGACATCCATCATCATGTTGGTCTTGATCGAATCCAACTTGGATCCAGAATGGATTAACAAGTTGAAAAATATTGCTGCCACCTCGGATCGTTCTTATTACAAAATGTCTAGGGTATGCAAGGGAGAAAGGGGAGAGGAGAAAGAAAAAAAAACATCTTTTTTTTTTCTCGATACAAAAATCTTTTTTTTTTTTGACTGTGTAGGAGGAATTAAAAAAGATCATGGACTACGTCGAATCATATCTAAAGACTTGCAATCTGTACGATTTGACCCTCTGGATACGCAAGTTTGACCAGACTTCGATGTTTTCAAATGTAGAAACGGCGATCGAGATCCAACTCGATGTCGAGTTTCGTTTTAGCGTTTTCAAAGAGAAACAAGAATCAAAAACGTGAAAACGAAAAAAAAAGCACAATGTTTTATTTTTTTTATCCAGGCAAAAACAAGCGTTCGTAAGCAATGTCTTGGAGGGTTAATTCCTTTGAAATGTCTCTCTTTATGTACAATGGGAATAACCACGTGATTGCAATCGCGATCGCAAAGAAAATGATCAGTGGACTAAACAGCGATACAGAATTGAAATCGTCCGTATCGTCCAATTGAGCTGCTAACAATGCTTCAAAAATCGATACGGTAATCCACAATACGACTGCTAGTACAAGCATCGGTAGTGCTATGCTGTTTTTATTTTGTAGAGAGCGTGAGTTTTTTAAAAAGAAAAAAAAAGGAAAGGATGGAGAGATCCCCTCCTCCCAAACCTAGGCCGATTCCGTTTGACCCGTTCGGAGATCCAGATACAAATGACGACTGCAAACAAAAAGTCTATGAGCCACAAGGGGATAAAGACGATTCCCCAATCCCAATCGATCAGTCCCTGAAGTTGAAGGGATAGAAAGATGTTGAACACGACCAAGAGGATCACCACGGTAAACACCCACTTTGGAATGGGGTACTGTTGTTGAGGAGGTTTTCTCAAGCTCTCGCTATAGTTCCACGCTCCCATCCCCACTAACATGGCTGCATCACACACCCATGCGAGGATAAACACCACTGGCCAACTCGTGCCGATATCGCCTTGTATCCTGAGCGCCACCAGGATTTCGAATGCTACCATCGCTCCCCACGCCACGTAAGCCGAAAGGATGCTCAGCACAGGTATCCTTCTTTTATCTTCGTAGACCTGATGTACCGTCCATGCAACGATGGACAAGAAGATGAACGCTTCCACGATCCATATAGGGACGAATACTATGGACCAATACCAATCAGTAGATCCTTGCAGTTGAAAGATGATGAAAACGACCTGTAGCAACAGTAGTGGAGTCACTACGGCAAGTTTGATGACCCAGCCCATATGGATCGGTTTGTTCTTGTCGTCTGTGAAATTCGTCGTTTTTCTTTTTTATTTCCTAAATTTAAAGGAGTCAAAAGGAAACGAGGTTTGTCGGTTCTTTTCTTTATATTCTCGGTTTTTGTATCGTTAGTTTCGAATAAAATTTCGCTAGGAGGTTTTACAAAATCGATTAAAAATAGTGGAGAGGTGGCAAAAAAAAAAACATAAAAACACGCCAAAAAAAAAATTAATAACGACGTATGCCAGGAGCTGCGATGCCACGAACTGGGTGGGAGGAATATCTTGCGAGGAAAAAGAAGTATAGTGCTCGAAAACGAAGACTAGTTCGCTATAGATTCGCTCGCCCTTCACGCGAATCGCAACAGGCAAGGATCTCCTCCGAATTAAAAGCGAGTCCACCGGAATGGATCTGCCCTAAAAGTCTCGCAAAAATGGGCATCAAGAAGCTACCTAAAAAGGGGACAAAGATGCCTCTAGAATTGAATTCAGACGACGAGAGGCTGTTTACCATGGACTACGTTTTTGGATTACTCGATTGAATTCTGTTTTCATTGTTTCCAATTCAAAAAAATAAATAAACTTTTCAAAGAGACGTTTTCTAGTTGATATTTGCCATACAGTATATAAAATATACTAACCTGCAGATACTCCCTTTTGTTTTGAAAAAAAAGAACAATTAGAAAAACATTTTTGAAACCTTCCTCTTCCCCCCCCTTTTTTTTAAAGGTGGTGATCACAGAGATGATGAGTTTGCCTCGAATCGCACTGTTATTTTCGATCCTGTGTCTCTTTCTACGTGCAGTCGATTCGACGAGAATCTACGTCCTCTCCGAAGGATCGACTAGCACTGGCCCAGGATACACCTGTCCATCCAATCTCGCTGGCCCAGGAATCATCTGCGTCAATACCATTCAAAAAGGGGTGCAGCTCGCGGCAAACGGAGACCTGATAGAAGTCTTGGGCAACGTCTACCACATTTCCAACGGGGATTCGTACTGGGCCAACGATTTCGTGCGAATCACCACTGCCGTGACCCTCTTTACCAACATCACCGCCGGTACGATCGTTCACCTCGATCAGATCGGTCCTAGCCTCGCCTTTGGAGTCACCATCAATTCAGACAACGTCTACATCTCTGGCATACAGTTTACGACCGACGATAGTCCTGGAATCGTTGCCGTCCTTCAGATCACCGTCACTTCCAACAACACCAAAAAGAGGTGGAGCGGAGATACGCAGTACGTCTCTAGCCAAGAGGATTTCGACAAACTGTTCAACACCGGCTACAGTTCCCATCAGCCCAGCGATCCGTACGAATACAGTTCCAATCCAAAGATCTCTTCGTGGTCCCAGCAGTTTTCTAGGCCAAAGAGAGGAGTACCATTAGGACAGTCCTCTAACCTCTGCATCAGCTGCTTCTGTGGCTGTGGAGACATCTTACCTCCTGGAGTCACGAGAAACAATGTCACCATCGTCGGTTCAGGATTCAACGGAAGCGCTTCTGCCGCGGTCGTCTTTGCTACCGGTTCGTTTGGATTTACAAACGTCAGTCTGACGCTTTCCACAGTCTACCAGCAGAGCCTCGGAGGATACAACATCTGGTTCAATCTCAGCTATGTTGCAGGAGGCGATTACACTAGAAATTTCTACGGGACCTGCATCTACCCAAACAACCTCATCGACAGCTGCTCCTTTCAAGATTTCCTTCCCTATTACCTCGACTACCAATTTCAATACCAGGGTCCAGTCGTCAATTCGAACGGAACTGCCTATCCTTCGATCGAATACGCCTTGGCCGATCTCGTGACCGACATCCAGATCAGAGGGCAGGTGTACTTGACCGAAACGATCAACGTGAACCAGGGGGTGACAACCATACGCGCCGCGAGTCAGTTCAGCTGTTGTGCAGCCCTCAACGTCCCTGCAGGTACGAATCCTGCATTCTTGGTTGCCTTTCAATCCCTCACGCTCCAAGACATCACGATGTACATGGGAGCCAATACTGGTGGAGTGGTCGTGAGGAGTTCCAATCCGGTTCCAGTCTCGATCTTTACCGTCATAAACTATTACCTCCCTGTCAACGTCTCTATTCTGGTTCAGAACCTCGTTCCGGCCTCGTTTCTCGACACGCTCAATCAGACGTTCACGCCCTCCGTCTTACCTGCGCCTGGAACGTACAGGACAAACGTGTTGAACGGGGTCTTTATGACCAACGCCTCGTCTCTCGGATACAACTACGGAGTCATGTACTTCCCCCTCAATTCCATCCTGTTTAACAATCACGGGATCATCAATTCGGCGATCGAAGGATGTCAGGTAGGCATCGCGGACATGATGACCGGACTCAATTTCGACAACAATTACGTCGATGCAAGCGTCATCGGAGTCGCATCGAACGCTTCCGGAGGATTGATCGAGAGCAACAAGATCATCCTGCGATACGACAGCACGGTAGGGATCGCATTGAACAGCAGTTCGAGCGCAGAGATCTTGGACAATTCGTTTTACCTGCTCGATGGCACTGCAGTGGCCACCATTCCTGGAAACTTTGCAGGGAACTTTAACAATGCCCAATACGAACCCGATCTCTATCCTACCTACGTCCTAAACCAATATACCACGTCGTGTGGAACATCGTGGACTCTAGGAGATGTTACCCAAGACTATGCCAACGTCACGGTCGCCTCTGTTGGATCATTTTGCACCTGCAATTTCAGGTCCGTCTTTGCTCCTGGCAGAATCCCGGACGGAATACCTACTCGACCTCTTCCTTCGACCTTTTCCATCTTTGCGACTTCGAGCGGATCCGACAACATCCAATCCACGCTCTACAGGTACAAATCTAATTTGGGAGATATAGCATGCAAGAACCTGGTATCCTACTCTGGCAGCTTCATCTCGTCCTTTTTTTTCTTCTGGAACCTCACGTCGAGCATCAACAATCCGCTCATCCTCCCATACACCGATAGCAGAACGTGCGCCAGCATAGGATATTCAAACGTTGCCAACGATTACGACGTGGAATTCGCTTTAGCTTTGGGACCACCCTCCATCTCCGTCTGTCCCAGCTACACCCAGAGTCAGGTCCAAAATTCAGGAGGCTCCCTGATGAACTACCTCCAGGATGCAATCTTTGCCGTTGCAGTCGGAGGTACCGTTACGCTCTGCAACGGGCAAACGCATTTCACAACCGAATGCATCCCGGTCAACAAGAGCATGTCGATCCAGAGCAATTACACTGGGAATCCTCCCATCGTCCAGTGTCAAGATTTCACCACAAACTGCTGCTGCATCTTGCAGATCGTCGGAGATGCAAACGCCACCTTTATCTCTGGACTGCTCTTTAACAGCCTAGGCATCACGGAAGGAGACGACAGCTGCTGCTATCCAGCTGCAGTGGACATCGGATCGACCATGATGGGACAAGCCAAAATCCTCTACCAAGAGACGTTTATCCAAAACGTCAGCATCACGAACAATACCTTTGTAGGTTTCAAGAACGCCCTCCGGTTGGGCAACGTTTACAATGTGCTGATCGGCTCAAACGTCATTCAAGACTGCATGGCTGGAATCATCATGTTGACCTCTGGCATGCTGAGCATGGCACCTTCCCATCCTCTTTGGAGTCAATTTCTCTACAACACGACCGGATATGGAAACCTGTATTTCACGGTATCTTCAAACTCGATCAGTTCGTCCATCATCGGTATCAGCAACATGGATTTCTACGAAAACGCTCCGACTGCCGAGTGCAGAGAGTTTGCCAAAGATTCGGAGACCTATTCCTTTGGAAGCATCGTCTCTCCTCCTTGGCTCATTCAATCCAATGCGTTCGCCACGTCTTCGATCGGGGTCACCATCAAAGGTACAAATACCTTCCAAGGACAGCCTACCATCATCAAGAGCAACACATTTTCTAGCCAAGCATCCAACGTCAACCTAGAGTACAACGTCTTTACGGAAAACGGAGACGAGATGGCCATGATTGGACAGCTGCCTCCTTCTTCTGGAAAAGATGTTGCTGGCATCGTCATCGAGGCTGGTGGGATCAACCTGGTATCCAACTTTTTCTTTGGAGGACAGGACACCTACCTCTACGGGCAAAACATTCTGATCGCCCAAAACTTTTATTCCGATGCCAGCATCCGCATGCAACCGACGGAAGCCTACTTCCTCTCGACAGCCCGGGGGCTTTTCCCCATTTCCAACGTTCGAATCGTAGGAAACAACTTTTGCCTGGGAAACCTAACCTCCGTCATCGTCAATCAGATCCTACAGACGAACGCCATCACCCAAAATCAACCGATCGGAGGGTACGGATACTACGTGGTGATTTTCGATTCCAACAAGATTGCCACTCTCTA